CCCACACCGACTGCGGTCGCAAACGTTGCAAATGAGATAGGGTTCTGAGCGCTTAGACGCTCCAGCATCGCTCCTGCGACTCCTGTGGAAAGCCTAGCGGCATTCCACAGCTTCATAGGAAGACCCGAAACATCCTCACCCTCAAAGTATATCTTCTTAGCAAATTCACAAGTCCGACGTGTCGAGACCAGTGACTTCGCCAATCCGATTCCCAGTCCTATCTCCTTACAAATTTTCACGTATGCCCCGGCGACAGCATCGTCACGAATGACGATATCATCACCGAGTACCGCATATGCACCGAACCAGCCTTCATGCCCCACTCGCCGTGCCGCCCATTGTACTATCGCATGATGAGTCCAGGCCAACATGGCCCAGGACGAGTACGCGCCCATCGGCTGTCCAACCGCATAGTGCACAGAAAGACGAGTCTTTCCGGGCAGTCTATACGGACGTCCAACCAACAGCTCGCGCCACGCCTCCCCAAAATCAGGGGAAAACATCTCTTCCAGTATAACTTGTTGAAGTCACACCGGAAGACGATCCGTTGCCGCCGACAGATCATACGAATAAAAGGTATGATCCATGGACGCTTTCTTCAGTAAAGCCTTCACAGGCTTATGCTGATCGAAAGTACCATCTGATGGAACATCCCGAAGGATGGCCATCAGGTGCTTGTGCAGCGGATACAACGCGACTTGCGTCCAGTAGTCCACCATGGCGAACACACGAACCTTACCGGCCGGCTCATCTTTAGTAGAGAGCCTTCCGTTAGGAGGTGTGACCGCTCGTGGCGGGCTCCAACCGGCGCAATCCGCCATCCAGTCCCATAAAGTATTGGTCTTACCGCACTGGTCAAGGAACCACAGGTACTGCTCCAAGGAGTCTCCCCATTTTCCCTCAATCCAGGCACGCGCCGACACCTTACGAGTACCGAACGACGAAAGACGATCGGTTACCCGAAACCCATCGGTCGCCCGACGGGTAAACGGGCTGTCCGCAGAAGCCTTGCGTATACCCAAGGGTTCTGGTTTCAAAACCTCCGCGGGATCAACATCCCGCAGGGTCTCGCCAGAGTGAGTCTCCATCATCGGGAGGAAATCCTTACGGACAAACCCCCGGAACGATTGCAGATACTCAGGAGATAGGTCCACTCCTGGGTCTGTAATCGTATTCAATTTCAGGACCCCTTTACAGGGAAGAATCCTATAAATTGATAGTAGAGTCCCCCAGAGGCGAATCGCACCCTTATGACCCTTGCGGATCAACGCTCAGGACCCCTTCGGTATTAATCGAGGGAGCCCATCACGAGACCGACTTACAGCCACCTTACCAATTTCCCTAGATCCAAACCGAAGCTTAGACCCAGGAAGGGATTGCATAAAGCAGACGTGAGCCGTTTTCAGGTACAATACCAGACCCCTTACGCCCTGCTTCCGCGCAATGAGAGAAATCGACTTCGCGAATGCATGAACTTGAACTACCCAACTACGGCTTAAACTACCTAGCACAAGGCGACTCATAGATATTAATGAGCCGACAAATGCCTCCCTGACTTTTACATCAGGACGCCACAATGCAAACTGAGAGACACCTATTCGGCCATTTTTGGCCAAACGTATATTTTGGAATAGGGCTTTCATTTTGTATTGTATTCAGTTTCCCATGAGGACTCCGTTAGGAGGCCTTTAGGGGCTGCAGGCGCTACTTGGCTGGTAGCCATCGCGGTACCGCGATGCTCCGGTTGGACGTGAACTATCACGCAACCTAGGGGGATCCCCGGGTCCATAGCTTTCGCTACTTTCCCACATACATATCCACCCTAAGAAGGTAACCTTCAGGTCTACCGGATAGGTCCATTCTCCCAAAGGAGAATCACCTGCCGACCGTGGGGGTTTAAAGCTAGAAAGGTGCTCCAAATAAGCGCCGCCAATCTCTCCAAAGAGAGAAAAGCACGTGTCATTTGGCCACACCCCGTGAGGGGCATGTTCTGCACGAACGCGGATTTTACCGCCAATCTAACCCAAACCCAACCGGGATTTCGGTTAGAGGAAGTCCTAAG